AATTAATTTGACCAAATTGATACATAAATACTGGGATAAGGCTAGTTGTGCCTGTGCTTGGCGGTATTGTGCCAGTGATTGTGTAAGTGCCATTAAATGTTGAACCACAAGCGCTTACTACTATTTGTTGACCTGTTACAAATGCGTTCGGATTAGAAAGCATAAGTGTTGCCACGTTATCTTGTAACGCTGTGCCTACTACTGGGGCATCGTTATGCCATAAGTATTGTTGGATTAAATCTTCTGCCGATTGACAGCATTCTTCCACTGTTGCATCGGAGTAGAGTGAACCAATACCAAGATTAGCCCGTAACTCGGCTGTTGTAACAAACGTTGCTGGCATCTCTACTCCTTTGCTAATAGCTCTCTGGGGCTAGGGCTACTAAACCCCAGAGATTACTGATTTTGTTTTATTAAGGTGTTGCTGCGAACTTGATGATTCCGTAAGGCATTTTGGCGATTGTTGCCATAAAGCCATAAATTGCCACCTGTACTTGCAAATTACTTACGACATTTACGCTCATATATGCCTGTGGGCTGCGGTATACAGTAAATGCCTCTGGTGCAATAATTACAGCTGAGTTATCATCAAATGCAGTCTGTGAGAAGTTCTTGTCTACGTATAGATCAAGTCCTAATACATTTCCACGGATTGAGGATGGACGTACATCTCCGCCTGCATTCATTGGCTGAATTGCATTGTAAATTGGTCGACCTGTGTTATCAAGTGCGCCCATTAGTGCTTGCCATTGTGCTGGGTTGCCGATGTAGTTCTGAGCAAAGTAGCCAGTGTTTTTGTAAACAGCTGCTGCTGCTTGTGCTGTGTATGCAACGATTCCATCGCTATCTGCTGATACTGCTGATGCAGATGTGCCTGCTGCTAACAAAGCTGTTAATGCTGCGGTGTCAATAGTTGTCAAATATGCATTTTGTAGCTGTTGTGTTAACTCTGCATAGAAATTAGGGTCTGAACGCTCTAACAACTCAACAGATAATGTATTCATACCTGAGTATTTAGACACTGTACCTGATAGGTAAGCAGTCTCCATACCTGTATTTTGTACTGCGCCAGCCTCTGCTTCAACAGTAACAACTGGTGCTACACCTGTTCCCCCACCTTGGCTAGTGACCAAAGAAGGTACTTGAATCGTCATTCCACTTTGGGGTAAAACGCCTTGTGAACATGCATCAATTGTTGGTGTGCCAAAACGTGTGTTAGTTACAAACTCAGTTAAAAATTGAGTTGGATTAAATGCTGGGTTAGTTGAAAATGAATCGTCTGCCGCAGCAATGTAGAGTTTAGAATCTTCGCTACCTAGTGCAGCTTTGATCTTGTGCTCTGTGTACTTCGCCATTGAGTTAATTGGTGAACGTACTGAAGTTGTGATTAGTGGTGCTGTAATTGTTGGGCGTGCGGCTTCTACTGTAGGAGTAGCAGCCTCTGCCTTTGCTTCTTGTGGCGCTGTTGCTAAATCTTCCACAGGAGCCTCGCTTTCTTTAGTTTCGATTGGTGTCTCTGCTTCGCTTTCGCTAGCAGCAACTTTAGTTACTTGCGCTGCACTAAATGCAGGCGTTTCGACCAGGCTAACCTCTCTTAGTGTTGCACTGGTTACATATAAAAATTCTTTTTTCTGTACAGACTTATTAACATCTACACCAACTGATAATCCATCGATTAACTGCTCACCTGCAAGGATTAAAGCATCTTGGCCTTGCATTGATGCACTGATTTTGAAGCTAGCGTATATGCCATCCTCTGCTTGGTTAAATTTTTGCATTCTTCCAATAGGGCGCTCTGCGCTGTGTTGCATAAGCATCTTAACCTTGCCTGGGTCACCGATCTCGATAGAGCCTTTAGCAAAGACCACTTTACCTACTGAGGTATTGCCTACTTCTTCAAATGGCACAATTTTGCCAGCAATTATTCTGCGCTCTGTATCCGCAGCTTCTACCTGGCTACTGAATGTAAGTATCATCGTCTTGTTCTCTCCCGTTAGGTGTCATTTGTTCCATTTCTTTGGCTTGTTCAACATCGATTAAGCCTAAGTTAATCATTTTCTCTAATGCTTCTAAGCGCTTCATCGTGTCAGCTCTTAAAAACGATTCTTCGATAGCAAATTTAACAATATGACCTCGTGCGGTTATATCATCCATAGATAAGCGATCTTCAATAGCGCAAATAAATGGCTGTAATGAATAAGCGACAAACTCTTTACGACCATCGATAATGTTTTGATAGGTCATACTGTTATTCATATCTGCGGATATGTAATATGCAGGCACGTTCATAGCTCTGGCAATTTGCGTTGCTAGATATTGTTGTGCTTCGTTATACATCATATCTTTAGGACTAAAGCCAACTGGCTCATAAGATAAAGTGCTAGTTAAATATGCTGTACTTCTATTTTGACGTGCTGACTTCCAGGCAGCTAACAATCCTTGTACCTGTGCTTCTGGCATATCTGCGCCTGTGTTTTTTATAAACCCTGTAGCCATTGGTGTTGCAGCAGATATAGCTGCCGCTCTTTCTAAATCTAATGCACTTTGTATTGTACGTGCTGCGGTTTGTAATACACCTTGTGTTAGGCCTTGGAATGTAATGAGAGATCCAATACCAGACATAGGTGCATCAACGCCATCTACATAATACTTCTCAACCTCTGTGCCAAATTTATTTGTAGTAAATGTAACTCGATTATTAGCGACCCACTCAAATCGTGATGGTCTTAAATCATCTGCATATAATTCTGTAACACGCCAATAAGCAACACCATAAAACAACAAACTATCGACAGTCCAGGATATTGTGACGGATCTAGGTTGCCGATAGTCTGGTTGGTCGATCCAGAGAGGGTTCCCCAACGCCTCACCATTAGACTTTTTGTAAAGTTTTAATGGCAAGTAAGAAACTACACCAGCTATAAGATTTCTGCAACGGCTGACTGCTGGTACTTGCATCGCTAAATTGCGATCTAGTCCACCAGGGAAATTACCGACACCAGTTGTAAATGAACCATAGCCATAAGCTGTGTCCATAATGGCAGGGGCGTATTGCGCTTGGACAGTTTCAGTTTTTTTGGTTATACCCAAAGCAGACAATAGACCCATATGTATACTTTATACCATAAATCGGACTATTGGTGCAAGTTAGACAAAGATTTGCGCAGTTTGTTGTGGCTTAGTTAATTGACTTACAACCATCGCTAGTGATATGGCGGCTGTAACATCGCCAGCTGATTTTCTACGTATTATGCGCCAGCCAGCATCGTTAGTCTTAGCGGCACAGTTATTTAAATGCTGTACTAGCTCTGCCTGCCCAGAATGGACTACTCGATTATTAGCCAGGCCATCGGCTAGGTCTGAGCACGCCTGGTAAAATGCCTGGCCCGATACGTCTTGTAATCTCCAGCCACTTTGTTCAAGTCTTGTAGCAATAGTTTGCGTGGCGTACTTGTCATAGCAGATAGTGTGTGGATGGTACTTACGTGCCCACTCATTTATGTCACTAGCCATCTTAATTTCATCTATTGCAATATCGCTATGCCACAGTTGTGCTAATCCGACTGCTATCTTTCCATCTTTGACCTGGCCCATAACAAGCGCCCCAGATCGCCTAGTAGGTGCAATATCAAATGCCATAATTGTCTGTGGCCCGACAGGTATCTCTAAGCTGCTATCGCTGCACTGCTCGATTGATCCATATACCCAGGGGCTGACAGTGCTATCCACCCACATACAAAGCATTTCGGTCTTAGTAGCTTCTATGCTGTTAGTGCTTACGCTTTCTTCCAGTGTTTGCTCTGTAATGAGATGGCCTAGTGCGGGGTTTGCCATAGCCCAGGCTTTGCGATCATTTATTTTAGAATGCTGTGGTGCGCTGTACTCATAAAATCCTAAATTGTCAGGCGGGTATGATAGGCAACGCTCTCTTAAATCATTTAACACAGTACTAAACCCATCACCTGCGTTACTTGTCATTAGAGTCATTGCATTAGGGCGAGCACGTGTGACTGGCAATGCAGCTGTAAATGATTCTTGTGTCCACTCTCTTAACTCATCGATATACAGAAAATCTGCGGTCTTACCACGTGGTGCATCTCTAGTAGCTGCTGCAATTTCATACCTAGCGCCATTAAGTAGGGTTATAGATTCTTGACCATTAGCCAGACGTATCTGCCTTACTTGATCTTTTAAGAATTGATTGTCTTCTATTGTGTAAGCAACTTGTCTAAAGGTATCTAGTGCCATATTGCGGTTAGAGGACATACCCAGGACATTCTTAGAGCCCCATAAGAATAAATGTGACAAGATAAGCATTCTGGCCAGGTGGGTCTTACCATTCTGCCGTGCTACTAGGATTAGCGCTGTTTTCTTGCGCCAAGTGTCGGCATCATCTACAGCTAGTAAATCATCTAGCACCCAGCGTTGCCAGGGTATTAAAGGTAAACCTATTTTCTCAGCTAGGTCTGCAACCTCTTGTGCTTTGGAATTACCTTTCAGTAAAGGCGTGTGGATTCTAGGCTCAGTGCTGCCAATTAGCCCGACCCCTCGTGAGGTCTGTTTTATTTCCGTATCATTTTGCATCGAAATCAAGCGTATCAGGTTTATTAAATGGTGAGTCTGGC